AATTTCCTTAGCAACGCTTGGAGTAATTATAGACAAGCTCTCGTCTAAGGTTCTTGCGGTGTTTATGTTAAAAACTTTAGTCATCTTTTCCTCACTTTATTCTAATTGTTATAGATGGGTTTCCTGGATTGATCGAGCATCCTGGCACTATCTCGCCCTGCTCCATCTGCTTCTTAATTGCGGCAACGTCTGGCCGCGTTGTTACCTTCATCATTTGTGAAGGAACCTCTGCCTCGTCCTCGATCCTGACGGACCAGCGGGGCTTTGTTCTGCTAACTGTTGCAAGCTCGTGCTGCACTTTGGTTTCCCCCATAGCATCGAGCAGCTGCCCGATTGTCTGAGAAATTGCGTCTTGTTTTGCGCTCAGTCGTTTTGCTCGAGCGGTGTAGGTTGCGGCCAGCTCTTTCGCTGCGCCTTCGTAGATTGAGCATTCGGTACGCTCTTGTATGAGCTTGCCCAGAATGTCCATCGCGTCTGTCTCACCGTCCAGCGTGTCAAGAAACGTGTCTTGATCGTCGCCGGTGATCTCGCGGATCTGATCGGCCATGCGTTGGATCTCTTCAAATTTTACAAACACTTTTTGCCCTCCTCGGTTATGCGCCAAACAATCTCGCTGTTGCCCATTGCATTTTTGCGGCTGGTTTCTGTGTCCTCGATCAACTGCATTTCTTGCAGTTCACTCAGGCGCGGTCTTATGCTAAGAATAGACAGCCTGGCCGCATGCGCTATCTGCTCTCCTGTTCCTCCTCCAACAAGAGAAGCAAGCGCTTGCAAAGTTTGGAGTCTTCTTCCCTTGACTGTCTGGGCCACCTTATGCGCTGCCGCGCGTTCTGTTCCCTTTGGGTCGCGGTGGTGCATTTTTTTTATGTCTATTGTGCCAATCATTCTTTGCTCTCCTTGCTTGGCATGATGGCAACGGCTCGCAAGCCAGTGCCGTTACACTTCCAGCAATCCTCAGCGATCGTAACGCCTCTGCTGTGGTCGTGTTCGTTGGTGTATCCATTGCCCTTGCATGATCTGCAAAAGTCGTTTTCGTCGAATATATAATTCACTGGAATACACCCACAAAGAACAGGCCGACAAAGAGAATACCAAAGAGTGATAGCGCTCCAATGATGTCGCCCCAGATGCCCAAGCTGTCTTCCATGTCGCGCAGCATGGCGCGAAGTTTATCCGGGTTATTCATTAGCATTCTCCCATTGCTGCAACTTTAAAACCTTGAGGCGCTTGTATGTCGATGAAGCATTCGCTGAACTCTTGCGCCTCTTTCAGCTCTGCTGCTTTAGCAAGCGCGGCCTCGTAATTGTCGAACTCAGCAACAATCCGAGCGCCAGTCTCGCATAACTTTTTAACAATAAACTTCATTGTGTCTCCTTCTGTTGAACCAGCAATGCGCCCCGTAGGGCGCTGAACAAGATCAACTGTGCCAGCTAATGCTAACGAACTTAACCTGGGGAATGTGGTCGCTCATGTTGCTGTACTCATAGATGTCTTCCATGCCGTTGAAGTGGCCGTACTGGTAAGGCATGCAGATCTCTTTGATCCGCTCGGCCTGGGGCATGTCAGCCTCTTTGCAGTAGATCCGAACGCCGTTACACATAGACGCCTCGAAGCTGCTTACGCTGGCCTTGAACCCCGCGTCCTTCATCTTCTTCCGGATCTGTGCTGCTGCTTGTGCTTGAATTGATTTAGCCATGTTGTTTTCTCCTATTTAATCGAACAAAGGTAAGCCGAAGGTCTGTGCCTCAGCGATGTCGAAGGCTTGTGCAACCTCCGCTGCAATGATCCGCATCACAGGCTGGCTGATCCGCTTCCGCTTGCCCCAGTGATCGGCAATGTCTTTGATGCCGCCCTGGTCTAAAACTTGATTGCCCCGAACTAACTGAACGTGCCGAGTAGTAGTAACCATGTAAACATGATTAGGGTTGGCAACGTCACGCATGAACCGCTGCATGGTCATGCCCTCGGTGTGGCTTTGGGGCAAAACCTCGTACTGAATGCCGATTGCATTCATAACCTTCTCCCGCTCCCAGTAATGAGTGCCACCGCCCCACCGCCGCTTGCGCTTGATCCGGTCGCAATGCTGCCGAAACAAATTGAAGCAGTCGTTTAAGCTCTTGCCAGCAGCAACTGCAACGGCCTGGACACCGCAGTGTCCACCCCGAAACGCGTCTTTGGGCAATGCAAACTCCATCGTAATCTCCTTAAATAATCCGCATGATCTGGCCAGCCTTAGCAGCCTCGATCCATTCTTCTTGGCCAGCTTTGTCACCGGCCTTAATTTTGGCATACAAACTTTCGTTGTGATCCATCCGACACTCGATGCATATTTCGTCGAACATCTCGCACTCTTCGCAACCGTCGGTGGGGGCTAATTTCTGGGCCATTTGTGATCTCCTCTTGTCAACTCACAATAAGCAATGTAATATCACCTCAATACATAGTCAATAGAATTATTCACAAAATGTGGATTTATTTTATAAGCTATTGAAAAGAAAGGAAAACAAATTGAAATATCAGCGAAGAGATGAGCCGTTAAAGCCTCTTGTGGTGCGGTTGCCGGTCGATTTAAAGGAGCAATTAGACGTTGCTTCGAAGCACCAAGGGATATCACAAAGCCGCCTAGCGGTGGATCTGATATCGCAAGGATTGAATCAGTCAGTCAGCCTTGAAGCCATGCTAGAGGACATCGAAACAGACCGGCCAGCAGCAGACGCTGACCAGGTAGATCTTGAAGATTGGCTAAGTAGAATATGAACCAGGCAAACATATTCCTAACGGGTCAACCAATCGGCAAGGGTCGCCCGCGTTTCACCAGGTCGGGCCATGTCTACACGCCAGACAAAACCAAGCGCTACGAAATGCGTCTTGCTGGGGAAGCATCCAACTGGATGGTGCTGCGGCAGCTCGATCCAATCGCAGTTCCTTGCAAGGTTTTAATCAGGGCGCAGTTCCAGATCCCAAAGAGCTGGACAAAAGCAAAGAAGCTACAAGCGCAGCAGCGGGAGATCTTCCCTGGCAAGCCTGACATCGACAACGTGGCAAAGATCGTGCTGGATGCGTTCAACGGTGTTGTCTTCGAGGATGATGCTCAGGTCTATGAGCTGCGAGTGCTGAAGGGCTATGGTGATCCGTGTCTCAGCGTTGCGGTTGCCTGGTAAAGAAAACCCCGCACAATGAAAGAGAAACTTGCGCGGGGTCTGGTTTGTGAGTACACTGAGAATACCAACCAAGTGCAGGGAAAGTGTATGCGATTCCTGCCCAAAAGAAAAGGGTAAAAGATGTCATTTAAAGCGACAAACTGGGCGCTAACCGTCAAAGGTTTAAAGCCAGCGACAAAGATTGTTTTGATTTACCTGTCAGACAGGCACAACCCCGATTACGGGTGTTTTCCCTCTGTCGCCAGGTTAGCAGCAGATTGCGAAATGTCAGAGCGATCAGTGCATTATCACATTGATGAGTTAGAGCGCCGCGGCCTGATCTCCAGACAGCAGAGAACCAAGGCAAACGGCATAAAAACAAGCAATGATTACACGCTGCACATAGACGAAGATCCCGATCTGCAAAATCTGCAGAACGGTACTGCAAAATCTGCAGTTTCCGATCTGCAAAATCTGCAGAGTAACCTAGTAAGTAATAACCATGTAAGTAATAACCTTAATATATCGGTCATTTTTGATGATTTGTGGTCTATCTATCCAAAGAAGGTAGGCAAGGGCCAAGCTCGCAAAGCATTCAATGCAGCACTGCGCAAGGTTGACTATGACAAGATCCATGCAGCGCTAATCGATTACGTCAAAGCATCCACCGGCAAGGACAAGAAATATCTGCCGCACCTCTCAACATGGCTAAACGGTGAGCGCTGGGATGACGAGCTGCAAGAGCAATCTCTGCAAGACATGACCAGCGAGCAGCAAATGCAAGCAATACTCGGAAGCAGCGAGCCTTCAATAAATCAATCGCTCCTGGCAAAGTATGACAGATCAAAGCAACCCAGCAAAGATCGCTTGCAGAAAATGGCTGAACAGCTCGGAATGAGCATCGAACAATCCAACGGCGGATATATCTTTCATCTAAACGACAGAAAGCTAATCCAATGAAATACCAGGACAGAACCCGCACAATCGGCGCATGGCTCCAAGAAGAACTCAAGCGCTATGACGTACCGGCAAACCACACGCCAGAACGAGCAAGGCAAGAAATGGACGCAATGGTCGAAGACATCAACTCCGAAATACCCAGCAACGTCCAGCAATCCAGCCTGGATCATATTCTCAGCAAGATGTCGCAAGACATCAGAAAAAACACCCGAAGCCGATCATGGCCCACAATCTACACGCTCACCAAAGCCGCGCAGAAATGCAGCGAAACACAAGCAACAGCAATCACAGGGCCAAGACAGCCGCACATCTTCGATAGCGACAGCATCGCAGCAAAGCGCATAAACGCCGGTGAACCAGTAGCAGAAAGCTACATCAACGGATCAGGCGCAACCAGGCTAATCGATAAGAAGCTGGTAAAGCCAGAGCAGCTAGAGCCATACAAAAACTATCTCAAGGAAGGGATGAAGATGTATGCAACGCCAGAGCCGGTGAAGTACACCGAGCACGATCCAGAACCGGAACTGATGGAGAACCCCTACTGATGCGACCAAAGCAGCTCAAAGCCAAAGATCTTAGAGCGTTTGCTGTAGTGCCAATCAGGGCGTTGAAGGACGCCAGGATCACACCAAAGACACTCAGGGTTCTTGTGGCTTTTTGCTCTTACGCAGATCATATGGGCAGAACCTTCGTTAGCATGGAGCGAGTAGGACAAGACATCGGAAGCTCACGCACCGCAGTCAGCAACCATGTCAGCAAGCTAAAGAAGCTCGGCTACATCGTATATGCAAAACCACTCTGGCGAGGCCAGAGATCAATCAGTAGGCGCATCGTGTTCGATCCTCATGTCAAACTGGAGGAAACAATCAGATCCAGGCTATCACCAAAACAGCAAATGCAGTTAGCTGAAGCCGAAACAATGGCAAAAATGGAGCATGAGATTAGTAAGAATGTCACTAACTCGCAGTTCGATCTAGGGCTATCTGAGTTAAGGGAAGAATTTGAGTGTTTGACGAGAGACTTTTTCACAGCAGCATTGGCTAAAGGATGGCGAATCAAACCCGAAGCGATCGATCGAGCTAAGATAATGCTGGCAACGCAAGCCCTAGAGCTGCTGAGCGAGCCACACAGCGACGAAAGGGCAGCTTGATGACCATACCTAGCCTGATGACATCTAACGGCACTGAGCGAGCAGGATATGCAAAGTCGCATAATGTACATTATGTTAAGTAAATTGCACAAGATGTTGTGTCTGGCCTGCAATCCGAGCGGATCGCCTGCAAAAATCATGCGGAAATCAACATCTAGCGTAATCGACCCCTTTCCCCCCCGCCTTGCGCGTCTTATGTACATACCCCCACGAAACTATTTTCCGAAAAACCATGAAAGGAACCTCTCATGCCTAAATCTAAGCCTGGACTGTATTCCAATATTCAAGCGAAGCGTAAGCGCATAGCTTCTGGCAGTGACGAGAAGATGCGCAAGCCTGGCAGTAAGGGTGCGCCTACTGATGCTGCATTTAAGAAGGCTGCTATGACGCGTATGAAGAAGAAGTGATTACTTGGCACGTTTATCCTGATGGATTACGGGTATGGCGTGATGGTGAGTTAGTTGCTGTAATAGGGCATGATTTGTTTCCCCAGCTTATTGAGCAGTTGGCTAAGGGTTTGTTGGATAAGTCTCGCAGCAATTAATCATTGTGGTATTGCTTTATTTGTAATATCATAATTTCATTGCAACGCTGTATAGGAGGAAATAATGTCTAAGCGTTTTAGTGTTGTGCAAGCCAAGGAAGTGCCTGGTCGGGATAAACCGGTTTGGTTACGTCATGGGATTGCTTTTCAGAATGACAAGGGGATCAGCATTAAGCTGGAGGGATTGCCGCTTCCGAATAAGGAGGGTGAGGTTTGGTTGAAGCTGTTTGAAGATGATGGTTCACGTTCTCAGCAACCTTCTCGTGCCGATACGGATACGGGCGGTGATAGTATTCCGTTCTGATGTCACGCAAAAAAGAGGATAAGATAAAACCTATCCCGCCGGTTGGTCGGTTTGGCGGTGCGCGTTTGTTGCAGCGTCGAATTGGCCGCTCGGAGACATTGGCTCAGAACAAAGAGGCTGTGGCTACTGAGCTGATTGCTATGGGTACGGCTCGTATTACTGACATCATTGATCTGCACAGTGGCCAGGTAAAGCCTTTGGAGGATATTCCTGATGAGGCTTTGGCTTCGATCAAGAAGGTGACTGTTGGCCAGCATGGCACGACGATTGAGATGTTTGACAAGGTAAGTGTTCTGCGCGTGTTGGCTAAGGCTAGTGGCTTGCTCGATGTGGAGAAGAATGTGGACAAGCCTTCGATTGTTGGGATTAACATGAAGGGGCCAGATATTACCACAACGTATGAGGCAGATGATGACTGATCTTCCCAGCATGAACTTGGATTTTTCCAAGTCTGCAACGGTTTGGAAGTTTCTACACGACAAATCTTTTGTTCGCGGCCTGATGGGGCCGGTTGGATCTGGTAAGTCATACGGCTGCGCTGCTGAAATAATGCTCAAGGCTGTTCAGCAAAAGCCCTCGCCGCGTGATGGCATTCGGTATTCTCGGTTTGTTATCGTGCGCAATACCTATCCAGAGCTAAGAACAACAACGATCAAGACCTGGCAAGAGTTATTCCCAGAGGATGTATGGGGGCCAATGCGCTGGCAACCGCCTATCACGCATCATCTAAAGCTGCCTTCGAGAGAAGGTGCGCCTGGTATAGATTGCGAAGTTATCTTCATGGCTCTTTCTACGCCACAAGATGTAAGGAAGCTGCTGTCGCTGGAGCTAACGGGGGCATGGGTAAACGAGGCCCGCGAGCTGCCGAAGGCTGTGATCGACGGGCTGACGCACCGTGTTGGCCGTTATCCTACTCAGTCTGACGGTGGCGCGTCCTGGTATGGCATTATTATGGATACTAACCCGCCTGACGCGGATCACTGGTGGCATGAGCTGGCAGAGAAGAACCCTATCGGCGGTCGGTTTCCGTGGAAGTTCTACCGGCAACCTGGCGGTGTGCTGGAGGTAAGTGCTAAGGATCTACCAGAAAACCCAGAGGCCAATGGGTTTGTGTTCTCTGGGGCTAAGTGGTGGATGGTTAATCCCTCTGCTGAGAACAAGGTTCATCTGCCTAGCGGGTACTATGAGCAGCTTCTCGGCGGTAAGAATGCTGACTGGATCAGGTGCTACGCTGAAGGCAAGTACACGTTTGTGCAAGAAGGGCGTCCGGTCTGGCCTGAGTATGACGATGATATGATGTCAGGTGATGTTACATATGATCCACAATATCCCTTGCAGATCGGCGTTGACTTTGGTTTGACGCCAGCCGCTATCTTTGGGCAGCGTACATCTGGTGGTGCCTGGAAGGTTCTCGATGAGCTTGTGACTTTTGACATGGGGCTTGAGAGGTTTGGCCAAGAACTGCTGGCTAAGATCGCTGCGAGCTTTAATAAGGCTGAGGTGGTAATATGGGGCGATCCAGCCGGTAACAAGCGCGATGAGATCTATGAGGTGACTGCCTTCGATCACTTGCGCTCGATTGGTTTCAAAGCATCTCCGACCGATAGTAACGCCTTTAACGTGCGCCGTGAGGCTGCTGCTGCGCCTATGAACCGGCTGGTGGGCGGTAAGCCAGGGCTAATGATAAACAAGAAATGCTTGCGGGTTCGCAAGTCTTTGGCTGGTGGTTATTTCTTCAAGCGTCAATCTCTCGGCGCTGGCCAGGAGCGGTTCAAGGACATGCCGGTAAAGAATGAGCATTCTCACTGTGGGGATGCGTTTGGCTATTTAATGCTGGGTGGTGGTGAGCAGCGTCGATTGCGGCGCGGCAACTACGGCAATAGCTTTGCCGGTGGTCAGACGTTTAATGCCGCAACAGATTTCGAGATCTTCTAATGGGATTAATACAGCTTCCAGAGTTCCGCATGAGCCAAGATGAGCAGATTGTTCCTCTGCGCTACGAGCATCTGGCCAGAATGCGTATGGCAGAAGATAGCAAAGAATACATGGAGTATATTCCAAACTATATAGATTATATTTGGGATAATTCTGAGGATGGCTGGAGCTGGGCGGGTATTGGTCGCGGCAAGGTTGTTACAGTTTTTGGTATTCGGCATATTTGGCATGGCCTGGCAGAGATGTGGATGGTGCCAGGCGAGGGTCTTTCCAAACATGCGATATCACTTGTGCGGGGGGCGAGGGCCGTAACCGATATCGCTTTGCAAGATTATGGGGTTAGAAGGCTACAAATCTGTGTAAAAGTAGAAAATGATAGCGCATTTAGGTTTGCCAAAGCACTGCATTTTGAGGTAGAAAGTGTTATGAGAAAGTTTGGCCCAGAGGGGGCTGACTACTGCATGATGACGAGGTTTTGACATGGCGGGATTATTTGGTGGTCGCAAAAAGCGTGGCCCTACTCAGGCAGAAACGGATGCTGAAGCTGCTCGCGTAAGGGCAGAGGAGCGTGCAGCATCTGAAGAGCGTACACAGATGCAGGGCGCTCAGGCTCGTCGAAGATTGCGCCGTAGCGGTGGTATGAGGCTTCTGTTCTCTCCAGCTCGCCAAGAGGGGCCAGGTGATTTGCCGCAAACCAGACTGCTGGGCGGCGGTCAATAATGGTAAGGCCAAGAGCTAGACCATACTCCCCAACTCCAAGAACGAGCGCTAGGGCTAGAATTGGAGATGCGTTTAACCAGGTTAGTGCTGATATTGGCGGTAGGCCGCTGACTGCAATATCTCGCAGCACAATTTCTGGAAGAGGCGAGGACATGGCAGAGGCGGCAAGAATGTCTAGGGCTGCTATAGAGAGCCTAAGCAAAAAACGTAAAAAAAGAAAACCAGCTCCCCCAGTTAAGGATGCTGCTGCGGAAAAGCGCGCCAAGATCAAAGAAGAGGGTCGCAAGCGCAGAATAAAATTTGAAAAGAAACAAGGCGAGAAGGCCAAGAAAAGAAGAGCCTTGCTGCTTAATATAGAAAAGGCAACAAATGACACAGATTAAATCAGATCCACGAGTCCATAATCGCGCTAAGCCAGCTCAGGAAAAACCAAAAGAGGTAAAGGTTGCCGCTAAGGAAGCTGCTCCTAAGCGCAAAGCTGCTAAATCTAAAGATTGAGTAGGGGCTATGGTAGCAAAAAAGTTTCAAAGCTCAGAGGGTGGTCTTAACGAGGCTGGCCGTAAAAAATTTGGAATGGGCAGAAAGCTAACGTCAGGAACAAACCCTAGGCGAATTAGCTTTGCTGCTCGCTTTGCTGGCATGAAAGGCCCAATGAAAGATGAAAAGGGCAGGCCCACTAGAAAGGCTTTGGCTCTCAAGGCGTGGGGATTTGGCTCTGTTGAGGCAGCTCGTAACTTTGCTCAACGGAATAAAAAAGGATAAGTAAATGGCTCGGCTGAATGTAAAAGATATTATTGAACGTGAAGCCAAAGCTCAGGCTCGCAAGGATGAGTGGCGTTCTATCTATGAAGATTGCTATGAGTTCGCTCTTCCGCAACGAAACCTATACTCAGGCTATTATGAAGGCGGTGTGCCAGGCAAAGGTAAGATGGCAAGGGTCTTTGACTCCACAGCCATTCACGCCACTCAGCGCTTTGCTAATCGCATCCAGGCTGGCTTGTTTCCCCCGCAAAAGGAATGGTGTCGCCTAGAGGCTGGTACTGGCATTCCACAACAACAACAGCCACAGGCTCAGGCTGCGCTAGATGCTTATACTACCCGTATGTTTGAGATCATGCGGCAAACAAACTTTGATCTGGCTATGGGCGAGTTCTTGCTGGATCTTTGCGTAGGTACTGCCGTGATGATGGTGACGCCTGGTGATGAGGTTACGCCTATCCGGTTTACGCCTATCCCTCAGTATCTCGTTGCCATAGAAGAAGGTACATTCGGAAACGTCGATAATGTTTACCGCAAGCTCCGAATGAAGGCTGAAGCGATACCACAAGAGTTTCCTGACGCGGAAATGACCAGCGAACTAGCTCAGGCAATAGAGCAATCACCGTCTAAAGAGATCGATCTAATGGATGCGGTTATCTATGACTATGAGCGAGCCGTTTATTGCTATCACGTTATCTGGCCTGGCAAGAAGCAAGAGCTTGTTTACCGGACAATGAAGTCATCGCCGTTTATTGTTGCTCGATATATGAAGGTGGCCGGTGAGATATATGGCCGTGGCCCATTGGTTACAGCCATTTCTGACATTAAAACGCTTAACAAAACTGTTGAACTGGTTCTCAAGAATGCTTCTCTGGCAATCGCTGGTGTATATACGGCGGCAGATGATGGAGTTCTCAATCCTCAAAACATCAAGATACAGCCTGGCGCGGTTATCGGTGTCGCTCGTAACGGTGGCCCCCAGGGTGCGTCACTGGCTCCCCTCCCTAGAGCCGGTGACTTTAACGTAAGCCAGATCGTGATGAATGATCTGCGTATGAACGTGAAAAAGATCCTGATGGATGACACGCTGCCGCCTGACAATATGTCTGCTCGATCAGCAACAGAGATTGCAGAAAGATCCCGTGAGCTTGCGACTAATCTAGGATCTGCCTTTGGTCGATTGATAGATGAGACAATGGTTCCAATTGTATCGCGCATTCTGTTTATCATGGATCAGCAGGGCTTCATCGACCTACCGCTGAAGGTGAATGGCGTTGAGGTTAAGGTTACGCCGGTAGCTCCCTTGGCTCAGGCTCAGAAGCTACAAGAGGTAAACGATATTGTGCAGTTTATGCAGATCGCCAATGCTCTCGGCCCACAGGGTCAAGCAGCTCTGTCTATCCCGCGTATTACTCAGTTTATCGCAAGCAAGATGAACATAAATCAAGAACTGCTTACCACACCGGAAGAGCAGCAAATGATGATGGAGCAGATGCAGCAAGCAATGATGGCAGAACAAGGCCCACCCGCTGCAACTGATGGAGGG